CACAGGATCTCGTGTTGTCTTTGTAGATGATATCAATGATACTGGGCGTACATTTAGTGAGATCAGCAAAGCATATCATGGAGCCCGCTCCAATGTAATGTTTATCTCTCTAGTCCAGAAGCTCGAAACTACACATCCAGCAACTGCAGCGTTGACTTTAAGCGACGATCGTTGGATAGTGTTCCCTTGGGAGAAAGATTAATATGGTAAAAGGAAAAGAAATGAATGATGCTCCAATCTCGATGATCATTAAAGATCGTATCGATGAAGCAGGTGCTCGCTATTGGGCTAACGATAATATCTCTGAGTTCATTAGTGAAGATGAGAAGTGGGATTTGATTGATGAGCTGGAAGAAAAGTTCCGTGGTGTCCTTAGCTCTTTGATTATTGATCAGAGTGAAGATCCTAACTCTATGGGTACGGCTCGGCGTCTGGCTAAGATGTATGTGAATGAGACTATGGCTGGTCGTTATGATCCTCAGCCACCTGTAACTGCATTTCCTAATGATGATGCTGATACACGTTATGGTGGTATGATTGTCGTACGTTCAGAGATTAAGTCTATGTGTTCACATCACCACCAGCCAGTATCAGGTGTAGCATATATTGGATTAATTCCTGGTGTTAAAGTTATTGGTTTGTCTAAATACACTCGTATTGCTCAGCACTGCGCACGTCGTGGTACATTGCAAGAAGAGCTTACACAAGACATTGCTAATGAGATCTCAGCTCATACAGGAGCTAAGGACATTGCTGTATACATTCAAGGGACTCATGGCTGTTGTGAGAACCGTGGTATCATGGCTCATAGCTCATTGACTCAGACCTGTGAGCTGCGTGGTCAGTTCTTTAATCCATCAGTCAAGAATGAGTTCTTAGACTATATCAAGATGCAACAACAATTTGCAGGTAATCGAGTATGATGAATCACATGAATGTTAGCTTTGTTAAGAGTGGCCTGCGCTTTGTCGCAGGCGGCGCTCTTATTAGTGGAAGTCTGTTGTGGGGTGGTGTGTTCATTATCCTAGCAGAAGTCCTAGGTGTATTAGAAGAAGTTGTAGATAAACGAAAGGAAGATTAATGAAAGAACGTCTATTAGAATGTTTTGTTTCACATGCAAAGGGTCATGTTGACAAACACTTAGCGAATGTTGAAGTTCTCTTAAACCACCCAGCTGGTATTGGAGAGCATGGAGATATCATTGAGGAGATCGAAAAAGAACTTGATGAAGTAGCTAAGTATGATGATTTGCTAGAGATGGTCAATAAATATCTAAAATAACTATTGACTTATGTTTTACTTTGCTGTACTCTTAAAGTTATGTGAAGGAGAAATAAAATGTTACAATCTTTTGTACCCACAGGAAATACCTGTAACTGGCCTGGATGCTGCAACGAAGCTGTTAAAACAACACTGGATGTTATTTCTAAATCTAAGCACTGTATTAAGCATCACTTACGTAAGTATTCAGGCCGCGTAGGACCCAATTGGGCTCGAGATCATTATCGTGAAAATCTCAAGCCTCAATGTGAACTAAGTGGTAAAACCTGGTGTGATGAATTCAAAGAGACCGTTAGCATGGCTAAGGCTCTTGGGCAAAAACTCTCGCGCATAGAACTTATTCGTCGTACGTGTCAAGCGTTTGACGTTGACCATAAAGATGGAAATCATTATAATAATGATCCTAGTAATCTGCAAACTCTTACTAAAAGAGCCCACAAGTTTAAAACTGATGTAATGGGTGATGCAGATCCAACAAGATATAAGAGGTAATATAATGCAATTTGGAGTATACGAAGTATATAATGCTAACATGGACGTTGTCTATGTTGGATCTACTAAACTAAAACTTGAGTGGTTAGAAGATAACCACCGCAATTGGGAAAGCAAAGGCTATAGTGAGACTAAGTTTCGCAAAGCTCTTGTAGAGCAAGGTAAAGATTGGACCTTCCATTGGGCTATCGCTCCACAAAAGATTTCTAGGCAGCAAGTAGAAATTATGGAAGGTGCGTTGATTCAATACCTTAAACCAATGTATAATGTATCAATGAAACCGTATGAGCGGTCAGTATATGAGGGACGATATGAAAAAAGTATTTAATCAGATATGGGTAACATTCAAAAAGGAGGGGATACACAAGTATCCTGCAGCACTAGATGATCCTAAACTTGCTACTGGTGGTTGGGATGATGTTAGCTTTCTGGGCTATCCTCATCGGCACATTTTCCATTTTCGGGTGGGTATTGAAGTTTTTCATGATGATCGTGACATTGAGTTTATTCAGTTTAAGCGTTGGCTTGAGCGTCTATATTCTGACGGAACACTCACACTTGATTACAGATCTTGTGAGATGGTTTCAGACGAGCTTGCAAAACTTATCAATGCCAAGTATCCTAAACGATCAATAGAGATCGAAGTATCGGAAGATGGTGAGAACGGTTCTGTTTCGCGGTACGAAGATGTATAAATAAGACTGTATATACACTTAATCTTATGGGATCTTAAAGATGCAATCATTTCAAAACCACTCACTGCAAGAAGATGCAGTCAAAGCCGCCAAGGCTAAACTCAAGCCTATGAAAGGCAAGGAAGTATCTTTCACACACCAACAGTCTGGTAAGAAAGTCTCAGGAACATATCAAGGTATGAAATCCATGGGTGGTCGCTCTTATGCACACATTGAGACTGGTAAGGAAGCGTACAGAGTTCCTCCTCACCACATTCATCAAGCCCAGTAGACTTTTAATCTGATTTGAAGTATAGTGTGGGCGATCGCTTTGCCCACCTTTTAAACTATGGAGATATTATGACTGAATTTGCACACATAACGCCTACGGCGTACCTAGACCTATTTGCTTCAGGTCGACCCTTTCATCTAACACTAGCTCATCTAATTGAGGAAGATCCTGTATACACTAGTTGGTATGCATCGCGAGATCTGTCTCGTGGTATGGATCCTTATATCAATGTTATGGACAACTCTGCATTTGAGATGTACAAGCAAGGACGTGAGATGTATCCGTCTGACAAGCTAATTGAAATGGGAACGAAGGTTGGAGCTGACTACATTGTAATGTCGGACTATCCTGGTCAACCTTCTCAAGTAACTATTGACAAAGCTATTGAGATGGCACCTGAGCTTCGCGAAGCTGGGTTTGGAACATTCTTTGTACCACAATCTAATGAAGGTGATCTTGAAGATCTTATCGACGCCTTTGAGTGGGCGTCTACCTCTGAGCATGTTGACTACATTGGTGTGTCTATCTTAGCTGTTCCAATTGCATATGGTGTTGAGAAAGACAATAAGCTGCAGCGGTTTATGTCTCGTTGGAAGTTTATGCAAGAGCTCGACAAGCGTGGCATCTTAGACGATATCAAAGATAATGGAAAGAAGATCCACTTCCTAGGTATGGTCGATGGTCCTAACGAATGTACACTTGTACAAGATTACTTGTGGGCAATTGACTCATGGGATAGCTCTGCAGCTGTATGGGCTGGTATGTGTGGTATTGGGTTTGATAACTCACCAACAGGATTAATTGATGGTAAGAATGAAATAGAGGTTGACTTTGATCACGATTCAGGGGATATTGCGAGTATTGCTTTGGCAATGAAGAATATCAAGTTTATTGACGATCAGCTACCTGGAGATAATTATGACAATTACCTATAAACGCAACGAAGATGTTATCATCAAAGGCATTCAACAATATGTTGATGCTACCTACTCTCAGCATTACGCTGGTAAGAACAATCGTGATGTTGTTGATCTGTGGGAAGATTGTGGTATCGCTAAAGAGTCTTTCCAGTCTAATATTATCAAATATGCATTGCGGTTTGGTAAGAAGGAAGGAGACAATCCTAAGGATGTTATGAAGATTATTCATTATGCCATCTTCCTTCTTAATGAATTGGATAAGAACTCTGATGAGTGAGTTTGATGTACCAAAGCTACACAAGTGGGCTGACAACATTGAGAACACTCTCACCGAGTGGGCAATGCAGGAAGTAGAGGAGCACTATGGTGTAGATGATACTGATGATCTAACAGAAGAGCAGTGGCAAGAGCTACGCGATTGGGTTGACATTAAGTACGATACACCGTATGATTGGATCTTGATAGGTTTTAATAATATTCTAAACGCATGGGAAAACGCAAACTATGAGCATGATTAATATTGGTGGGAATGTAGCCCGCAGTTCATTAACTAAAGTACAAGACGGAGATGTTCAGCC